CTGATGTAACCGTTGCAGAGGTAAAAACAGAAACAACTCAAGATCAAATGGATATTTCTATTGCGTCTATTTCATCTGATACAGAAACAGAAACTACAGTAGAAAACATTATAGCTAAAAATTTACAAACAGCTCAAGATGAAGTAACAGCGCAACAAGAGGAGACTGGAGAGTACGGCTCAGAAAACGCAATTATTGCTGTTATGGGATTCTTACCAGGGTTTAATAACTATAGGATAGTTTCTATACCTGAAAAAGAATTGTGGTATGAACCTAAAAGCATTTATACTAATAACACAATATCAGATAATACCCTAGCATTTTATGAATTAGCAGGGCAAAGCATAAAAACCTTAACTGAATTGCAAAAATTACAACCAAAATTGTAGGAGACTAAAATGAACTGGTTTGAAAATAAAACAACACAAATAATAGCTTTAGTAGGTATTGTTACAACTTTAGCCGGTTTCGGCTACCAGGGCGCACAATACGTTAATAGATTAGATAATCTAGAAGCTCAGATAGGTGGCATAGGCGATACTGAACAAGCACAACAAGCTATTGAAGAACGTTTTGCATCTATCGAAACATCGGTTGAATATATAAACAAGTCAATAGACAGTTTAACAATACCTGACGTTACAGAAATAAAAACTGATATAGCTACTATTAAAGCAGACCTTCAAACTCTAGATAGAGATATTAAAAAACTAGAATCTGGCAATCCATTAGCAGGTTAATAATATGAAATTTAATTTAATTAAAAATGTAGTAGGCGCTTTAGCTCCTACACTTGGTTCAGCATTAGGTGGGCCGTTAGGCGGTCAAGCAGCCTCAGTTATTGCTGGCGTACTTGGTTGTCAATCAGATCCTAAGTCTATTAACAAAGCTATTCAAGCAGCAACCCCAGAACAAATGTTAGAGCTTAAAAAGGCAGAACAAGGTTTTGAGTTGCAAATGAAAGAGCTTGAAGTGGATGTATTTAAACTAGAAGTTCAAGACAAACAAGATGCTAGAGGTAAGTTTAGTAAAGACTGGACGGCTAGAATTATGGGTATTGCTGTTGTTGGTGGTTTTATGGGGTACATATTTTTAGTTACTTTGCAGCCACCAGAACAAAACTCTGAAGCTCTTATTAATTTGGTTTTAGGATATTTAGGTGGCCTAGCTAGTGCGGTTATATCTTTTTATTTTGGTGCTTCAAACACCCCGGATAAAAATGACTAATAGAAAAACAGCAAGTGACGTACATTCAGATTTAAAATCTCACGAGGCAAAATGTGAAGAAAGATGGAAGACCATATTCAAAGAAACGGCAGAAATAAAAAGCGAAATGAGCGATCTAAACGGAACGTTAAAAATGGCAGTATTTGGAACTTTTGGTTTTATGGCAACACTTTTAATTGCCTCTTTAACAGGGGTAGTAGCAGTATAATGAATATTTCAGACAAAGGTTTAGATCTTATAAAAAACTTTGAAGGTTGTGAGTTAGAGGCGTATAAATGTGCCGCAGGAGTCTGGACTATTGGGTATGGACATACCAAAGATGTTCAAGAAGGTGATGTGTGGTCTAAAGAAAAAGCAGAACACATGTTATCAAAAGAATTAGAAGATGAGTATGAACAGTATATTAATTCTCTTGTTACTGTTCCTATGAATCAATGTCAGTTTGATGCTTTGTGTTCTTGGGTATATAACTTAGGCCCAGCTAATTTAAAAAGTAGTACACTTCTTAAATATTTAAATCTAGGCAATTACAATGGAGTTCCAGAACAAATTATGAGATGGAACAAAGCAACAGTAAATGGCAAAAGAAAAGTTTTACCTGGCCTTACAAGAAGAAGAGAAGCAGAAACATTAATGTTTGAAGGAAAACCTTGGGAACATATATAAAATGCCTTTGCAAAAAACAATATTTAAACCAGGTATTAATAGAGAAGGTACTGACTATGATAACGATGGAGGTTGGTTTGATTGCAATTTAGTGCGTTTTAGAAAAGGTAGGCCTGAAAAGTTTGGGGGTTGGGCCAAAGAAAACACAAATACTTTTTTAGGAACCTGTAGAGCTTTACATCCTTGGATAGCATTAGCTGGAACAAAATACTTAGGCTTAGGTACAACTTTTAAATATTACGTAGAAGAAGGATCTTCTTTTAATGATATAACCCCAATCAGATCAACAACCAGCGCTGGAGACGTTACTTTTGCTAAAGTTGGAAATGGAGATGCAACAATTACTGTTGCAGATACTGGACATGGCGCCGTTGTAGATGACTTTGTAACTTTCTCAGGCGCAGCTTCTCTTGGCGGCAATATTACTGATGTTGTCCTTAATCAAGAATATCAAATAGCAACAATCGTAAATGCTAATTCGTATACGATTGAAGCAAAAGATACCAGCGGTAGTGCTGTATTAGCAGCAGCGGGAGACAGCGGTAATGGTGGCGGATCAACCGTTGGCACTTATCAAGTAAATGTTGGTCTTGATGTTTACGTTCCTGGTACTGGTTGGGGTTTAAATAACTGGGGAGAAGGAGCCTTTGGATCTGCAACAGCACTATCCTCAATTAACCAACTTAGATTATGGACTCACGACAATTTTGGAGAAGATTTAATTGTCAACCAAAGAGGAGGCGGTATATACAGGTGGGTTGAAAATAATGGTGTTACAACAAGAGCTGTTAATCTTTCTGCTACATCTGGAGCAAATCAAGTGCCGACCGTAGGTTTACAAGTTATGACTTCAGAAAAAGATCGTCATCTAATTGTGTTAGGCGCAGATCCTATATCAGGAAGTACAAGAACTGGAGCAATAGATCCTATGTTAATTGCGTTTAGTGATCAAGAAAATGCGTTAGACTTTGAACCTCAAACAACAAATACAGCAGGATCTTTAAGATTATCTTCTGGTTCTTCTATTATTGGTGCCGTTAAGTCTAGGCAAGAAATACTTGTATGGACTGATACTGCTTTATACAGTATGCAGTTTGTTGGACCACCTTTAACTTTTGCAGTTAATTTAATAAATGAAGGTACAGGTCTTATAGGTCCAAAGGCAGCCGTTACAGCGCCTCAAGGTGTATTCTGGATGAGCTACAATAATTTTTATCTTTATAATGGTAGCGTTCAAACAGTTCCTTGTACTGTTCAAAATTATGTTTTTTCTGATATAAATTTAATTCAATCTTTTAAAATTAATGCTTTTACTATTGCAGATAAAAATGAAGTTGGTTGGTTTTATTGTTCGTCTTCTAGTGACGAAATAGATAAATATGTTATTTACAATTACTCAGAAAATATTTGGTTTTATGGAACCTTAAGTAGAACAGCTTGGTTAGATGCTGGAATAGAAAATTTTCCTAGAGCCGTAAGTGATGGTTACTTATATCAACAAGAAATTGGTTTTGATGATGATGGATCTCCTATGACTAATGTGTTTATAGAAAGTTCTGATTTTGACTTAGGAGATGGTGAACAATTTACGTTTATACAAAAAATTATTCCAGATTTTAAATTTATTCAAAACGATAATGAAAATGGTTCTGTAAATGTTGTTGTAAAAACAAGAGATTATCCAGGTGATTCTTTGGTTGTAAATTCAACAAGCGCTATACAAGAAAACACTCAACAATCTTTTATAAGAGGCCGAGCTAGGCAAATGGTTTTAAGATTTGAATCAGATGATGATGCTCCAAATAGCGGTAATTTAGGTATTGGATGGAGGCTTGGAGCTACTAGGATTGACGTAAGAACTGACGGCAAAAGATGAGTAAGATTCTACAAACGCAACTTCCTATTGCTGTAGGTCCAGTTGGTCCAGAAATATTTAACAAACTTACAAGAATTTTAGAAATTAATTTAGGTGCAGTTGATGTAAATACAACTCAACAAGTAAATGACGCAGACAAACTTAAATTTAATTTTTTACCAGGAAGTATTATATGGAACACTACCTTAGGTGTGCTGCAAGTATTTAATGATACGAAGTGGGTAGATATAGGCGAAAGAACTAATAACTTAGGTTTCGAAGCTACAGCAACATTAGGCAAGATAGATATAAAAATTGATGGCGATATATCAATTAATGTAGCAAGCTTTTAATTATGGCTGAATTAGCAGAAAAACCAGAATACCAATCAAAAAATATTTTACTAAATTATCCCGCTGATTGGTACATTCAAGACAAAACATTTAACGCTGTTAAAGAGTCTTTACCAAAAATTATAGATTTTTACGAAAACAAAGGAAATACATCTCCCAAAAAAAATGAACTAAGTAAGATTATCAAAGAGCCATTTAAAGATGTGTATACGGTTCCTTTCTTTTCTGAAAAGTATTGCAAGATACTTGTAGACGAA